GACATCTTCGCAAGAAGATGGAAGTCCACTTACGGTTAACTCCTGGTTATCTGTAATAGTTGTTGGAAACTTTGTGTACTGGACACGCACGTCGCGTCCTGGCATCGGCGCCTCTTTTAATACGAGTGCTTGCTTGGTTGTTGCCGTAGCTGGGTCGTAATAGTTTGTATCTAAACGCCAGTTCTTAATTATCTGCCATACGCCTGTTGAGTCTGGCACATCCCATGAGATACCAGTAATATCTTCTAGCGCATCTGGCATGATGTATGAATAGTCTGAGCCGTTGAACTGGAATGTTTCATTTGCAATTACTGGGAAGTTCATTCCCTTAATTGTTTCAAGCAATGCTCGCTTAACCTGAGAACGTGGGAATAGTGGGTTGTTGCGAACGATAGACCCTGACACGTGGCTAGTTGCTGTGGTACCACGCCATCCACGACCAGAAGGATTGCCAGCTGTACCGATAATCTCAATCGTTCCGCTGTCTGCAATAGCCTTCTTCACGTAAAGAAGTTCTTCATCGATTTCGACGATTCCCTTGCTTAATGACTTAACGTCATCTACTGCGATAGTAAGGTCATCGGCATCAATGGAACTAGTAATAATAGTAATTGATTCTTGGTTCTTAATATAAGCGCCAATTTCTGCGGTAGTCTGTTCTACCAATTGAGATAGCGTAGCCATTATGCCTGTGCTGCCTTTCCTATTTTCTCAGATACTCGCACAGCTTTTTGAATATCTTTCATCTTGGTTGATGCGGGTTGAATCCCAAGTTTGCGAGCATCGCGGTAAGCGCTTAGCTCTCTATCTGTTGTCTTGATTGCAGTTGCTGCACCTTCATTACTGACACCAATGTTTGCATCACGTAAGCAGTCACCATAACTTGCATGGTCTTGCGTACGGCAGCCACTTCTACAGTTCGACAATGTATTCTCCATAACCTGCAGCGGTTAACTCCGCTGCCTCTGCATCAGTAATTGGGTTGTCGTATCCACCACGCAATACCTTTTGGTAGCTAGCAAGAGTAGAGTCCTGCGGAGATACAATTGTCTTCCAGGTTCCATTGTCTTTGACAACAGTCTTTCCCCATGGATATGAAACAAACCAGAGGTCATTAGATAGACCTAACTTGATTGTCATAGTTGGTCCACGGAAAATCTTTGCCATTACCACTTCACCTTGTCTGCCCAGTACGCTGCCGACATAACACCTTTATTGATGTTCTTGGCATGACGAGCCTTGAATGATTGACGACGCTGGCGGTAAGACTTTGTCTCGCCAGCTTTTTCTGGGGAACCGCTGACACCTTGCTGACCAAAACGGATAGTCTTTACTTGTGAGCCAGATTTGGCTACAACAACATGTGACTTCTTTGGATGACTAGGTGTAGCCTTTGGCTTGTTAAAGCCAGATACGCCTGCTCGTTTTAGTCTTGGGTCCATTTAGTTCTTCTTCGCTGCTCTCATGTTGTCAACTAGGTTTGGATATGGGCGACCAGCAGCTTTAGCTGCAGCCTTAGCTGCAGCCTTCTGTGCTGCGGTCAACGGCTTTGAAACCTTCTTAGGGTTTGGCTTATCCCAAACTTGCTTCTTCTTTGGCATTAGCACTTACACTTTGACTTGGCTTTGCCACATTTCTTGCACATTTTTGCTGGCATGTTAGCGACCCTTCTTAATCTTCTTTGGTGGGTTCTTCTTTGTTGGCTTTGTGTATCCCATGCCAGGAAGGATTACATCGTAATCAGGTGGCATAACATTCTTTTTAACTGACGGCTTCTTTACTGCTGGCTTCTTATTGTTCATCTGCATCGTCTAACCCTTCTTCTAAAAAATCAAGTGCCTCTAATTCCAAATCAGGAAGTTGGCGCATTAGTAATTCCCACGCTTCGCCTTCTGTAAACCCTGCCTCTTTGTACTCTGTGTACAGTTCGTGTGCTTGTACGGCATGTAACTTGAGTGGTGTTAAAAAGGTTGTATCTGGTTTTTGCTTTTTCTTTGCCATATCTCCCCTAAGTAGAAGGGGGAGGTTGCCCTCCCCCTTCCGTCAAAGTTACGCTGTTGCGATGCTTGACTTGGTCTGGATGACGTAACGTGCTTCCTTGCGGTAGACGTTCCATCCAAGTAGACCCTTCCAACCCGCTGGGCGGAAGCGCATCAACTTATCTGTAACTGGACCGATGACAGTCTTTGGCTCGTATGAAACAGCCTCAACAAGAGCCTGCTTACCAAGGAGTACGGTTGCGTAAACCTTAGATGTTCCTGAACCTGAGATTGACTCAGCACGTGGTGTCTCGATGTAACGAACCTGGTCGAAGATACCAATTTCACCATTCCATAGGTTGGCAACGCCAGCCTCTGTGTAGGTGTGTGGTAGCTGCCAAGCTGTGTTACCAGCTGATGCTGCTTCTGAACGAAGGTCGAAAGACACATCTGGGTGAATTAGTGCTGTGTAGAATCCACCATCACGTGGCTGTACTGATGCACCGCGTAGCTTAGCTACACCCTTACGAGCAAGAGCTGCTGTTAGGTATGGAGCTGTTGTGCTTGAAGATACGTTCTCACCGTTGATAGTTGATTCATCAGCAGAGGTTGTACCTGTGTAGCGCATTGTTGCAAGTGATGTTAGCTTCTGCCATACAAGTGAATCCAAAGAATCGCGCATGTTGAATGACAACATGTCTGCAACTGCTGGGTCAATTGATGATAGAGACTCTAGAGCCAAACGCTCAGTTGTGATTACGGCATTACCGAATTCATCTACAACTACGTTAACCTTGTCAGTGTTTGACAATGTTACTGCATCTGGGTCTTGTGTCTGTGTTAGTGCTGTAGTAGCACGTGATAGGTCCTTGTAGACCTGGAAGACGACTGTATTGCCTGGGTTTGTTACATCGACAGGACGCTTGTCTGCAAACTTGCGGAACATTGGTTCTGAACGAAGGTTAAACTCAATTAGCTTATCATACGACGTCTGAATCAAGTTTGACAACGTTGATGTTGTCGTACTCGTTGCTGGTGTAGTAGGCATGATTTCCTTCTATTAGGGTTGATTGGACATTAATTAGCCCTGGATTAGTTTCATTAACTCTTCTTTTGAACTGGCGTTTCCAATACGAGATTGCAAATCCTGTCCAATGTAAGGGTCAATTTCTCCATCATCTAGAGCTGACATTCGCTCATATGCTTGAGCATCTGGGGAGGCTTCCCCTCCCTCTTCAACGGCTTCGATACCAAAGGCATCACCGTATTCATTAAGCCATTCAGCTACTGCATCAGGGTCAGCTTCGACCTCTGCTGGAATGAACTGGGCGATTTTTGCATTTAGTCCGAATGATTCTAGGATTTCTCCAACTGATGCTTCATGACTGTAAGTCGTGAACTCTTCGATAAGCGAATCTTTTTCCTTCAATTGTTTCTGAAGTCCATCGATTTGCTTGCGAAGCTTCTTGACTAAGTCAGTACCGCTGTAGTCTTCGTCGTCTTCGATATCGTATTCGTAGTTATCTGCCATTGCTTTTTCTCCCTATTAGTAGTTGAAACCCTCATCGGGTTTTGCACCACACGTACTCCTCACAAGGGGTAGTGATTCGTAGACGTGATGACTTACCAGACTTATACACATCACCAGGGCTGGACGGTCTGGGATGGAACCTAATTAAACGTCTGGATTATTCAGACGTCTTGTGAGACTTGCTCGGTCTATAGCACTGCGGGTCTGGAACTTTGCACGTTCCTTAGAAGCAAGCTTCTTGGTCTTAAGTGCAACTTCTGCTCCACCTTTAAGTGATAACTGCTGGCGAGTTAAATCTTCTTCTCCAGCCTTCTCGTCATATAGACCCATCAATCGTCGATAGTCTTGCTGGTTGCGAGCAGTTGTCTGGAATGCTTCCTCGGCTTGTCCTGCTTTACCAGCAGTAGTAATCTCTTCAGCGAATGCCTTAGTTGCACCCATACCTGCGCGAAGCGCAGAGCCACCAACCTCAGAAGCTGTGTACATCTTTTGTGCCTCTGTTGTTGAGATAGTAAATCGTGAGTCAATTGCTCTGAAAGCCTTATCCTTGTCAAGAAGGTAGGCAACCATGTCAGCATCTGTTAGACCGTAGTATTCCTTAAGCGCCCTCTTAGCGTCGGCATCAGCGGTTTGCAAAACATTCTTTGCAATATTAATGCGGTCCTTTAGCTCATCTGCGCTAACAGAGTTAGCGATAAGACCAGTAAAATCATTAAGTTCGTTATAGAAATCAACTGGCAAACCAGCACTTTCCATATACTGCTTAAAAGTTTTCTCTGTCTCGATGTACTCTCTTGGAGTT